GAACAACTTACATCAGCTATTCATAATGCAGTAGATAAAATTACTGAAGGTAATTTAGGTGTAATTGTTACTATTGTAGGTACTCACAATTGTGTATCTTGTAGAGGTGTTAAGCATCAAGGTGCTGCAATGGTTACAACCAAAGCATCGGGTGCTTTTAGAGATAACACAAATAATGCACGTAAAGAATTTTTTGACAGTCTAAAGATTAATAACGGAGGACACAATATTTAAATTATGATCACTTATACAGTATCCCATTACAGCAAAAAAAGTAGTTTTGATGTTCAAGTTTCTGATGTCAAAGCTAATAATGAACAAGAATTAAAAAAAATTCTTAATGAACGTGGAAGAGTTTTATCATCAATTAAAAACAGAAAATAATTATGACACAGTTTGAACAAGAAGTAGAAGTAATTTTGCTAAACAGCTTAGGCATTCTTCAATCATTAAGGGATAGAGATCAGCTTAACATTACTCCTAACAATGAATGGGCTAAACTTACTGCTAAAAAAATAGCAGATCAATTTAAGGGAAAATATGTACCATTTGTAAGTGAGGTAGAAGAATTTAACCACACAATGGGTAAACCCAATAACTATACCCCTAACATCCCAGAAAATAGAGGGGAATGGGAATTTGTTTACAACTTTATCCTTGAAGAACTTGAAGAATATAAAGAAGCTTGTGAAACAGGAAACATTGTTGAGGTACTTGATGCTCTATGTGATATTGCTTATGTTTCTATAGGTAATGGAGCTATGTTGCATGGTCTTAAAGACAAATTATGGGATGCCTATCAAGAGGTTCAAGCATCTAATATGTCAAAGGCTTGTATTGATGAGAAAGAAGCACAATTAACAGTTGAACTCCGAAGTAAAGAACAAGGTGAAGAATGTCACTATGAAAAAGTTGGAGACTATTATATTGTTTATAGAAGTAGGGATAGAAAGGTAATGAAATCCATTAATTATTTCAAACCTGATCTTAAACAATTCTTTTAATGTATAAAAAAGCTTTTGCACAAAGACTAAAAGACACTAAATTTCTAATCCATTTATGGGAGGATGAGGGTTATTCCAAAGTAGAATGGACAAACCAAGCTTACATAGAATGTGATGAATTCTCATCCACCCATACAGGTTTGAATGGTGAACCTTTAAAAAAAGTATCTAATTGGAAACCAGATAATCCAAAACTCCATTTCCACGATATGACTCCTTATCAAAAATTCCTTATTGAAAAATATGGAATTGATGATGAACCCTCTCAAACACATCGTGAAATGTTTTTTGACATTGAAACTGAAATGGGAGATGCTCTTACTGAAGATTACATTAGGAGCGCTCCTAAAAAGGTTACCTCAATTGCTTGGTATGATAAACAAGTAGATGAATGGGCTATTCTTATTTTAGATGCTAAAAACCAAATTAATCCCACCAAATCAGACAATAAAGAAATTATCCCTTGTCGTACTGAAGAGGAACTATTACTTAAGTTTTTAGAAAAATTTAGAGAAATTGACCCTGATATTATAGTAGGGTGGAATAGCGATTATTTTGATATTCCCTATTTATATTATAGAATATGTAATGTATTAGGTGAGGATAGTGCCCGCTATTTATCCCCAATTGGGTATGTCAGAGAAACACCTTGGTATAAAGATCAATATGTTCAAATAGCTGGAGTTGAATCACTTGATTATATGCGTTTGCATAAGAAATTTAGTTGGGCTGATGAACCTTCATTCAAATTAGATGCTATTGGGGAAAAATATGCTGGTATTAATAAAATTGAATACGAAGGTAGTTTAGATCGATTATTTGAAACAGATATAAATAAATTTATTCAGTACAACTTTCGAGATGTTGAAATTTTAAAAGTATTAGATGAAAAATTAGAATATCTAGCACTTGTAAAAAATCTATCCCATAAAGGTAAACACAATTACAGTGAAGTATATGCCAATACAAAAACCCAAGACGGCGCAATTTCAGCTTATCTGTTGAGTAAAGGAATTATTCCTCCTGCTAAAGAACGTAATCCCCTTTCTAAGAAAAACTATGCAGGAGGTTATCTATTTTGTCCTAAAGCAGGTATTTACAATTATATGTTTGATGAGGATTTGACCTCACTATATCCTTCAATTATTATGACTGTTAACATTGGTAAAGAAACAATGGTTGGTCGTATTATTGATGCTGATGATAGAAATAATCGTTTAGGGTTAAATGATTTAAAACAGAAAGATCCTAATGAAGAATTAATCATTGAAAATACAAAACGTAAACGCACTAAGATAAAAGTCAACGCTTTAATAAAACTTATTGAAGACATGAAAATGTCAGTTTCGGCAAATGGTGTATTCTTTAGAACTGATAGAGAATCAGTATTGTCCACTATTTTGAAAAAGTGGTTTGATGAACGTGTTTTGTATAAAAATGAAATGAAACGTGCCTATAAGGAATTAAACAATCCTGAATTAGGTGCTTCATTTCATATGAAACAATATACAATGAAAATTTTGTTGAATAGTTTGTATGGTGCGACTGCTCTTGGTAGTTTCCGTTATGGAAATGTTATTTTATCTGAAGCTATTACTTTGAGTGGTCAACGTATTATTCAAGAAAGTGCATTGGCAGCTAATAGACATATGAATCGTGTAATAAAAGGTGAAATTACATTATGAAAAAACCTGATAATGTAGTATATGATAAAAAAGAAGGCTACAATGCTAGTCTTTTACCCTATGCTACAAACGTAGGTGCCCCTGCTATCCGACCAGATAATATAGATGCTTGGAAACTTCAAGGAGTTAATAAAGTAAACAAACAAATTGAAACTAAATTTTTAGAACTCAAAGAAGAATATCAGAAATTAATAGAAGAATACCAGTGGAATGAATTAGTATATCAAGCTAAATTTGCATATGAACCTGTAATAGGTGAAGTTTACCATCTTTACGTTGGGAATGATGGAGGACCTTTCTTATCTTTAATCTCCCCTAATGAATGGAATAAAGAACATATTGGTTCATTCAAATTAAATAGTGAACAAAAGTGGATTAAAATATGAAACACATAGAAGATACTCCTTGGTGGATTTGTGATCCTGAAGATATTAACTATATAGCTTATTCAGATACAGATTCTATCTACATTCATGCTGAACCTTTATTACGTTATTTATATCCTGATTTTGACCAAATGTCAAGTGAAGATAAAGATAACAAGCTAGAGGAGGTTGCTCTCAAATATCAAGATATTATTACAGATTCCTATAATGATTTGGCTAAGAATTGTTTTAATGTTCAAGAACATAGGCTTGAGATGAAAACCGAATGTGTTATTCGTTCAGCTTATTTTAGGGCTACAAGACGATATGCTCAATGGATTACAAAGCAAGAAGGTATTGTAAAAGAATCACTTGATGTTAAAGGTCTTGAATTTAAGAAAGCAAATTTTCCACCTGTGTTGGGTGACTTTTTTAAACGAGCATTAATTGATGTGTTGAAAGGCGCAAAACAATCTGATATAGATGCTCGTGTTAAAGAATTTAGACAGCAAATATTAGACGGCAGTATACCGCTTACAACGTTGGGTAACCCCACATCTGTAAAAACTTTAAACAAATACATTGAACGTAAAGCAAGAGCAGGTGAAATGTTTTCTGTAATAGCTAAAGGTGCTCCTGCCTCAGTTAAATCCACAATTGTATATAACGATTTGCTTAGATTTTGGAAATTAAACAATGAACACAACTATATTGTTCAAGGTGATAAAGTAAAATGGATTTATTTAAAACCTAACCCATACCAAATTGAAGCAATTTCATTCCTTGATTTTGATTTGCCTGAAAAAATTCGTATGTTTATGGAAGAATATGCAGACAGGACAAAAATATTTGAATCAATTTTGTTAAACAAATTAGAAGGATTTTATAACGATCTTGGATGGACATTAAATTTAAACCCTTATAAAGATATGTTTTTTAACTTATGATAAATAAACTTACATTACAATCAGTTATTAACAAGTATTATTTAGGCCTTAACGAATCTGTAAAATGGTCAATAAGTGATAATACTCTTAAAATCAATTTCATGACTCCTTCCAAAGATATTATTGGCAGTGTTGTGTGTGATAATTTTGAGTTAGAAGATAGTGAATTAGCTATATATGATACTAAAAAATTATCTAATCTAATTTCAATTTGTAGTGGTGATTTGCTTCTTGAATTAGAAAAAACCAACAAAATATACACCAAATTGAAAATTTCAGATATGAATTTTAATTTGAATTATGCCTTATCTGACCCGTTGCTTATTGGTAAAATAGGTACTGTAAATGTTCCTGATTGGGTTGTTGAATTAAATTTAACACCTGAAGATATTGAAAACATTATTAAAGCTAAAAGTGCATTAGCTGGAATTGATAATATGTTGGTTACTACAACTCAAGATTTAGATGGAACTGATGTTGTAGAATTTGTGTTTGGGGATGAATCAGGACATAACAATAAAATCACTTATCAAATTGCAGGTAATATTAAAGAACAAAATATAAAACTACCATTCAATTCAGATCAATTGAAAACAATTCTTCAGGTAAATAAAGATATGGATGGTGGTAAATTGTATTTAGGTACAATGGGATTAATGAAATTAGAATTTTCAAATAATGGAATTTCTAGTGAATATTTTATGGTAAGACGCGCCGAAACTGAATTCTAATGGTTGAAATAGAAAAAATAAATGAAGATGGAACCTTTACTATGAAATATTTAGGTGAAGGTAAAAATAAAATCCAATTTTATGGTAAAGATCTTAATACAGGATTAGGAATCCATGAATGGTATTCTATATTTAATTATCAGAATCAAGAACTTGGTTGGCAATTTAAAAATTGGGACAAACCCTATATTTCAGGAGTAGAAATTTATGCTTATATTAATAATGAATTAGTATTCCAAAAAATATTCCAAAAGAAAAAATTAGATACAAAATACTATTTTTCTAGCCCTATTACTGAATTAAGTTTTGGTTCTTGGGAAACTATAATGTATGGAGATGAATATCAAATTTTATTAAATTCTAATGATGTTGTTTATGATTTAGGAGCTAATTTTGGAACATATATTATGTGGGCTTTATCTCAAAATGTAAAGCAAGTTTATGCTTTTGAACCTACTTCTAATAATATAGAACATTTAAATCAAACTTTTAAATGGGATAGTAATGTAGAAATCATTGGTAAAGCTATTTCTAATGAAGATAAAACTCAAACATTTTATACCTTTGCTAATTCCGTCTGTAATAGTTTATATTATGATGCTGGTAATCCTACAGAGGTAGAGTGTATTCATCTAGAAAACTACATTAAAAACAATAATTTACAACCCCCAACAGTAATTAAATGTGACATTGAAGGGGCAGAATATGAATTTATTGAATCCTGTTCTGATGAATTTTTATCTCAAATAAGGGGTATGTTTTTAGAATACCATTTAGGAGGAAAAGATAATGTTTGGGGTATTGTTTCTAGATTTTTAGATTTAGGGTTTACAGTAAAATCTCAAGGCCCCCCAGAAAGAGGTATGGGAACCTTGTTAATTTTTAAAGATTAATATATGTATATTCAACAAAACCATTACTTTAGGGAGCTGAGTTTTGCTTTTTTATGTTTAATCCGCTGATCTTAGGACAGCACAAATTTTAAAATGATATGAGTACATTATTTTTTGAGAGACAACTCTCACCATTCGATTTATTATTTAAAGACTTTTTCAAGTCTGAATTAGATTTCCAACCAGCTACAACAGCTAAAATTCATCACCCCGTAGATATTTTTGAAACCGACAAAGGACTTCATTTTGAAGTTGCTTGCACGGGCTTATCTAAAGAAGATATTGAATTAAATATTGAGGGGGATATCCTTAAAATTTCCTATTCAAGAGGAGATCAAGGAACCGAAGAACAGAGAACAAAAGAACGTAAATACATCCATAAAGGCGTTGCTAAACGTTCTTTTAATCTAGGTTACAAAATTGCTTCCAAATTTGATTTATCAAAGGCAGAAGCAATGATGGAAAATGGTTTATTAGGAATTAAAATTCCATTTGCTGAAGAAGCTAAACCAAAAACCCTTAAAATTAAATAACCAAAAAGCTCCCTAAAATTTGGTTTTATTGAAAAAAGTTCGTACATTTACGTTAAATTAAGTTATATGACAATTATCAAAGACCCGGCCTTAGAGCCATTTCACATTTCAAAAGATCAATACTGCTATACAGTAGTAGAAACAGTTATCCCCGATTCTAAAAACTTAGAAAAAGGAAGTAAAGGTAAAGCTTATGAAAAACCCTTAGGACATTTTGGGGATTTAAAAGCTGCCCTTGCAAAAATTATAAAATTGAAAGTTGAATTGAAAGAAGAATATAATTCAATTTCAAATTATATTGCAGAGTATGATCAACAAAAAGAAACAATTAACAAATTATTTAATCAATTAGAAGTATGAAATTAGAAGCTTTATTTGATGCGGTTATTGTAAAACCGGTTGAAGAAGAAGAAACAATGTATGGTAACATTGTTGTCCCAGACTTGGGAAAAGACAAAAATGAAAAAGGTACAGTTGTTGCAGTTGGACCTGGTAAGCCTACTGTAACAGGAGAATTTATCCCCACCACAGTAAAAGAAGGGGAGGTTGTTATCCTTCCTACAATGGGATTCACTAAACTAGAACATGATGGTGAGGAGTATTTTGTTGGACCTGAAAATCAAATTTTAGCACGAATTAAACCAGAATAACTATGTCAGTAGATTTAAGAAAAGAAATTACATTTAGTGCTGAAGCACGAAAAGAGTTAATGGAAGGGATTGATATCCTCGCCAATGCTGTAGTAAGCACATTAGGACCTAACGGTCGAAATGTGTTGATTGATCAATCACCTAATCCACCCCAATCCACTAAAGATGGTGTTACAGTTGCCAAAAATATTGTAGTAGATGGTAACCTTAAAAATCTTGGTGTTCAAGTAGTTAAAGCAGCTGCTATGAAAACTGCAGATAAAGCAGGTGATGGTACTACAACTTCTACATTGTTGGCACGTGAAATGATTAAATCAGGATTAAGCCATCTCAATAATGGGGAAAATGCTGTAGAAATTAAGCGTGGTATTGATACTGCTGTAAAACAAGTAGTAGAAACACTTCGTTCAAATGCCGAAGATATTTCCTCAGAAGATCAACTTGAACAAGTTGCAACCATTTCAGCCAACAATGATGTTGAAATTGGTAAATTGATTGCCACTGCAATGGAAAAAGTAGGTAGAGATGGTGTTGTTCACATTGAAGAAAGCAAATCAGGTGAAACATATCTTGAAACTGTAGAAGGTATGCAATTTGGAAAAGGATACAAATCACACTTTTTTGTCACCGACAACAACACAATGTCTTGTAAACTTGAAGACGCTTATATTTTGATTGCAAACCATAAGTTTACTCAAGTTAAAGAATTGCTACCAATCCTAGAACAAGTATCAGCCACAAACAAATCATTGTTAATTATTGCAGATGATATTGAAAATGAAGCATTAGCTACTTTGATTGTAAACAAAGCCCGTGGTGCCCTTAAAGTATGTGCTGTTAAAGCCCCTGATTTTGGTGATCGCCGTAAACTTATCTTGGAAGATATTGCTACTGTAACAGGTGGGGTAGTGTTTGATAAGGATAAAGGTATGAAATTTGATAAATTCAGTTGGGATTGGTTTGGACAAGCTCGTGCAGTAACAGTTACTAAAGAAGAAACTACAATTGTAGATGGTAAGGGTTCAGAAGAAGCCATTGAAGCTCGAGTTGAAGAACTTCAAGCACAAATTACCCAAGCTGATACTCCTTATGCAATTGAACAACTTCAAAACCGTTTAGCTAAAATGGTAGGTGGTGTTTCTATTATTCATGTAGGAGGTCACAATGAAACTGAAATGCAAGAAACCAAAGATAGGGTAGATGATGCATTACATGCCACAAAAGCAGCACTTGAAGAAGGTATTGTTCCTGGTGGTGGTGCTGCATTACTTTATGCTAAAGGTGCTATTGAAGGAAATAGTATTGGAGCACAAATTGTAAAACAAGCTTGTGTTAAACCATTTATCCAAATTATGGTAAATGCTGGATACGAAGAAGTAGGTGCTAAAATTATTGCTGATAACTTAATCAATTCAGGTAATGATATTTGGGCTGGTTACGATATTAGAAATGATAAAACTGTTAATATGAAAGAAGCAGGTATTATTGACCCTACTAAAGTAACCCGCACAGCACTCGAAAATGCTGCAGCAGTTGCAGGAACATTGTTACTTACAGAATGTGCTATTGTAGCTCACCCAGAACAAAAAGAATCAACCCCTGATACAATGTATTAATCATGGAAATAAAAGTAGTAGAACATAACGAATTGATTGCCAATAGAGTACCACCTGGAGACAGGTGGACACTCATTGGTGATCCTAAAAAAGAGGTATTCAAAACTTTAACAGATGCTTTAGAGGCATTTCTTCATAAAACAGGTTTTAAAGGTGCTTATAGACTAGATCCTATGGATAGTAAGCTATATGCTATCCAAACCCATGAAGAGGAAGTGGTTAAAGAACAACCCAAAATGTATTCATTGTATGGAGAATTTAGACAAGGAGTATGAGAGACGCTGAACGAGTAAACGATTACGATTTTCTATTAGGTGAAAAAGTTACCTATAATGAAAAAAGATATACAATAGATGGAACTTGGCGTGTTTGCGGTAGAGAAAGTTTGTATATTGCATTGAAAAGTGGAAGAGGATGGATGAATGTCCATGCACCTAAAGTTATAAAAGCATATATAGATGAAAGATCACTCACTACTGGTTGAAAAATATCGCTCCAAAGTTTTGGACGAGTATGTTGGGAATGAAAATATTAAAAAAACCATTGCTCAATATTTAAGCTTAAATGATATCCAAAACCTAATATTCTATGGGCCAGCTGGAACAGGTAAAACAACCCTAGCTAAGCTCATTGTAAAAAACCTTGATTGTGAACATATTTACATCAATGCCTCGGATGAACGGGGCATTGAAACAATCAGGGATAAAGTATCAGGATTTGCATCAACAGCTAGCTTTAAACCACTTAAAGTGGTCATTTTAGATGAAGCTGATTTTTTAACCATTCAAGCGCAAGCCTCTCTTCGCAATGTAATTGAAACATTCTCACGTACTACACGTTTTATAATGACGTGTAATTATATAGAGCGTATTATTGACCCTTTACAATCACGTTGTCAGGTACTTAAAATTGTACCTCCATCTAAAACAGATGTTGCAAAACACCTTGCTAGTATTATGAATCAAGAGGGTATTTCATTTGAACGTGAAGACCTAAAAACAATTGTAAACCAATACTACCCAGATTTACGCAAATGTCTTAACACTATTCAATTATCTGTTGTCCATGATAAAGTGAAAGGTGAAGAAGATAAGTGGCTCAAAATTGATAAATCAGTAATAGTGTCATCTAACTATATGGCTCAAGTACTTAAAGTATTATCACAATCTAAACCAAAATGGAATGAAATTAGACAAATTATCGCAAACGCCAATGTTCAAGACTTTGAGGAATTATATCGTTTTCTTTATGATAACGCTGGAGTATATGCGCCTGGAAGTGAAGGAATGGTGGCAATCCTTATAAATGAATATTCATACCAAGCTAATTTTCGTATTGATAAAGAAATCAATTGTATGGCTTTGATTGCTCGCCTTATTGAGTTAAAATGAAACAATTCCTAAAATTCCTTATAATTTGGATAAGTCAAAATTTGGCTATACCATTCTGGATGATAGGGCATGTTCATTTAAGTTTAAATGTGTACAAAGACCTACATGAGGTAATCGCTAGTGTAGGTATGAATATTTTAGTAGCGATTGGGTTTTATTTAGATTACAAACAAACAATTAAATAAATAAATTATGGATCAACAACAACAAATGAATCTTAACATTGATTTAAAAAACACTACTTCAATTGAAACACCAGAGGGAAATAAAATATTTACCCAAGGGGTATTGCTTCGCAAAGTATCTAAATTTGTAGTAGGGGCTAGTGAAGATGCTGTACTCCCAGTTCCTGTGTTTTATGACCCTCAAACAGGTAAAATTCTTGAAAGTACTGTACCTGTTGAATTGAGAGAAGAATATAAAGATGTTTTGATTTAATGGATAAAATCGAAATAGAAAATATCTTTGATTGGGTGGGTGAGATAACTACAAAAAAGTCTCACCCAGACTCTTTTTCGGAAAAATCATGGGATAAGTGGAATAGTTACATGATTCATCGTTTTATAAGCATGAATCTTGGTTACATAGATATTGTAAATTATGTTCAAAAACTCAATCCACAAAACAAAAAACAAATTTATACCATTTACCGAGAAATGATTCCAAAGAAAAAACTATGGGTTAAGTACATTAAAAATCAAAACGAAAAAAATAATCAAGAGTTAATAGAACATATAGCTAAATATTTTCAATGTAGTTTAAGGGAAGCTGATGATTATATTAACCTTCTCCCAAACCAAGATATAAAAAATATTCTTTGGAATATGGGGGGAGAGGAAGAAGAAATAAACAAATTTATTAAAAAAATAAAAATATGAGCTATTTAATGGATATGCTTCGCAAGTCAGCAGAAGCAGACAAATCTAAAGCAATGTTAACTTTATATCTTTTAGATAACAAATCCGTAGGTATTGGAGATCATTCAACAGAAGACTTTTATAGAAATGCTGAAGAGGCACTTCAAATGTTAGTTGATGCTGATGATAGACTTAAAACAATTGACAAGTATTTTACAGAAAAACAAATTATTTAAATTATGGTTGGAAAAAGTATAGATGATCAAACTCTATGGTCTTTAACTGTTACAGATGAAGACCCACCCCCTTATAAATCTAATGGTTCTCATAAAACAATTCAAGATTTTGAAAAAACATATCCTGAATTAGCAGAAGAATTTCAAGCTGTTCAAAAAGAACAATATGAACTATTTGCTGCTAAAATGTTAGATTATGGTTTATCTAATATTTCTTTGGGTTCTAATCTTGACACTAAAGAAGATATAAATCTATCTCTCACAGGAATTTGGTTACGTTGTAATGATAAAATCAATCGTTTAAAAAATATGTTGAAACGTAATGGTAAAAATTATGTTCAAGGTGAGGCAATAATTGATAGTTTTATTGATATCTCTAACTATGGTATTATTGCTCAGTTAGTACTTAAAGGTAAATGGAAGTAATGATGAAATGCTTCATATGAACACCCGATATGTTAATAATGATTCTGGATTACCTGAAGGATGTTATTTTATAAAAAATAAGTTTTGGCTAAGAAAAAAATACCTCAAATTGTAAAAGAAATAAAAGCATTTCAATCTCCTGAGATTAACTATGCTTACCAGAAAAATGTTTCTTATTCTCAATTTTCAATGTATAGGAGTTGCCCTCGCAAGTGGGCACTCCAATACAAAGATGGTATCAAAGTATTTACTTCTACAATCCATACAGTATTTGGAACTGCATTACATGAAGTTCTTCAACATTATTTAGACGTAATGTATGAGCAAAGTGCTGCAGCTGCCGACAGAGAAAACCTTGTAGAAATGTTTGAAGATGCTCTACGAGAAGAATACAAAATTCAATACAAGAAGAATGGAAATCAACATTTTAGCTCAGCTGAAGAGTTAAGAGAATTCTTTGAAGATGGTGTTGAAATTATAAGAACATTCGCTAAAAAACGTAATGCGTATTTTAGTAAAAGAGGATGGCACTTGGTGGGGTGTGAGGTACCTATTGTTTTGACGCCTAATAAACGCTATAATAACGTTATATACCAAGGTTATTTGGATGTGGTGCTATATGATGAAACCACTAACAAATTTAAAATTATTGACATTAAAACATCTACTAGAGGGTGGGATAATAAAACCAAAAAGGATGAAGATAAACAATTCCAATTAATCCTTTACAAAAAATTCTTTTCAGAACAATTTGGAGTCCCAATAGAAAACATTGACATTGAATTCTTTATAGTAAAACGTAAAGTTTATGATCACCCTGATTTTGTGATTCCTAGAATCCAAACATTTACTCCAGCATCAGGTAAAGTAAAACTTAACAAAGCAACTAAAGCTTTAAATGAATTCATAGAAGAAGTATTTGACAAAAATGGATATAAAGAAAAAGAGTATGAACCCAATCCTTCAAAATGGAATTGTTCTTTCTGTCCTTTTAAAGATAATCCTGAATTATGTAATGCTTCTTTTTAAAGCATATACGTATAATTGTATATAATAAAAATTAAGATTATGGCAAACAAAGACATGACATTAACAAGTGTAAAAATCCAAAGTGATTTATTTGAAAATTTCAAAATTGAATGTGTAAAACGTAAGTTTTCTTTCCAAAAGCTTGCTGACCGTGCAATTTATTTGTATCTTACAGATGAAGATTTTAGAAAACAAATTACAAATCATAAAGATTTAAACTTATGAAAATAAAGGTATTTAAACTCTTATCGGAGATAATTAATGAGATTGGTGATTTATCAAACATAGAACCATATAAATATAATCTTAAAGGTACCGGAGGAGACTTTAAAACCGAGGAAGGATATAGAGTTAATGTTAATATATCAAAATGGCCTTCTGATTTCCATAAAAATTTAATTTTCCCCCCAATAGTAGAAACAGAAGGTAAAAATATTTATAACATTGAATATTCGGTTGAGGGAGAGACTTCCCAATTTACAAAATCCAACTATAAAATTTTAATTAAAATATTAAAAACTGTATCTTTAATTGTAAAACATTATGTAGAGAAGTTGGATTCTCAAAATCCAATTTTTACACTATTTGCTACAGATAAGAAGGGTAAAGGTCAGGAGGATAAACAGAAAACTCTTATATATAAAGAAATTTTATCTAAAAATATTCCAACAAGTTATAGAATAGGGTTGGGGGTATTAACCCCCTTAAATATAAAATTTGTATACATATCAAAATAAAAAATGAAAGAAGGTTACATTAAACCAGAAGATAGAAAAAAAATTCTTCTTCTGACGGATGACATTAGAGTTCATTCAGGAGTTGCTCAAATTGGTCGTGAAATGGTTATAAACACCTCTCACAGATATAATTGGGTTCAATTAGCAGGAGCAGTAAAACATCCTGATAAAGGAAAACGAATTGACTTATCTGAAGATACTAACCAACAAGCTGGAATTGAAGATTCATCAGTGATTCTTTATCCAACTGATGGTTATGGTAACCCAGATTTGTTAAGACAAATCATTAAAATGGAAAAACCAGATGCCATTTTCTTGATTACAGACCCAAGATATTTTGTGTGGGTTTTCCAAATGGAAAATGAAATTCGTAAACAAATTCCTATTGCATATTTGAACATTTGGGATGACTACCCAGCTCCAATGTACAATAAAGAATTTTATGAATCGTGTGATGCATTGTTTGGTATCTCTAAACAAACTGTAAATATTAATAAAATTGTGTTGGGAGATGAAGCTGAAGGTAAGGTTATCAAATATGTTCCTCATGGTTTAAACGATAAGAACTTTAGAATTTTAAATCAAGAAACCCCAGAGTTACAGGAATTTAAAAAACATCTTACTAGAGGTAAAGAATATGATTTTATTCTTTTATTCAATTCCAGAAACATCAGACGTAAATCAATTCCAGATACAATTTTAGCTTGGAAGTTATTTTTAGACAATCTTAACGAAGAAGAACGTGAAAAATGTTTGTTGGTTCTCCATACAGAACCCGTAAGTGATCATGGTACAGATTTGTTAGCAATAATTGAATATTTCTTCCCTGAAGATACTAGTAGTATTGTCATCTCTAACGATAAATTGCCTGCTGAACAAATGAACCTTTTATATAATTGTGCCGATGGGGTTGTATTAGCCTCTTCAGCCGAAGGTTGGGGATTATCAATAACTGAAGCATTGTTAACGGGTACTCCATTTATTGCAAACGTAACAGGCGGTATGCAAGATCAAATGAGGTTTGTAGATGAAGATGAAGAGTGGTATACACCATCTGCAGATGTTCCTTCAAACCATAGAGGTACTTACAAAAAACATGGAAAATGGGCTTTACCAGTTTACCCTAACAATCTATCAATTGTAGGTTCACCTGCTACACCTTACATTTTTGATGATAGATGTAGTTTTGAAGATATTGCTCATAGGATATTAGAACTTTATACTATGCCTAAAGATGAAAGACAAAAGAGAGGAGAGGAAGGAAGAAAATGGGCAACAGGAGATGAAGCAGGGTTTACCTCAGAAAAAATGGCTCAACGTATTATTGAAGGTATGGATGAATTGTTTTCAACTTGGAAACCAAGACAAAAGTATTATCTTTATAAAGACACAGATTTCGAACCAAGAGTTTTAAAGCATAAATTAATTTATTAATGAAGAATACATTTTACGTAAGCTGTCCTATAGACACTTATTCAGGTTATGGTGCTCGTTCAAGAGATTTTGTTAAAGCACTTATTGAATCAGATAAATATGAGGTAAAAATCTTACCTCAAAGGTGGGGAAGTACTCCATTTGGTTTTATAGATGATCATGTTGAAGAATGGGGATTTCTAAAACAACATTTATACCCTTCTCCCCAATTAACTGAACAACCTGATATTTGGTGTCAAATTACAGTACCAAATGAATTCCAGCCTATTGGGAAATATAATATAGGTTTGACAGCTGGGATTGAAACTACAGCATGTTCTCATACTTGGATTGAGGGGTGTAATAAAATGAATTTGATTTTAACTTCATCTAACCACTCTAAACAAGTATTTGAAAATACCCGCTTTACAGTAGATAACAATGGTCAAAAACAAGAACTAAAAATTACCACCCCTATTGAAGTTCTTATTGAAGGAGCTAATTTAGATGTTTATAAACCCGTAAAGTCAATTTTTAACTTAGATGAAGTTAAAGAGGATTGGTGTTATTTGTTTGTAGGGCATTGGATGCAAGGTCAATTAGGAGAAGATAGAAAAAATGTAGGGTTGTTAGTTAAGGCTTTTTATGAAATATTTAAAAACAAGAAAAAACGCCCTGCCCTCATTTTAAAAACCAGTAATGGTACTTCTTCCCATATGGATAGAAGAGAAATCCAAAAACGAATTATCTCTATTCGAAAATCAATTCCAAGTAAAGATTTACCAAGCATATATGTTTTACATGGTGAATTAAGTGATGTTGAAATGAATGAACTTTACAACCATTCTAAAGTAAAAGCAATGGTTAGCTTAACTAAAGGAGAAGGTTTTGGTCGCCCATTACTTGAATTTAGTTTAGCAAATAAACCTATAATTACCACAGGATGGTCAGGCCATGCAGATTTTCTCAACCCTGAATTCACAGCTATGATGGGTGGTAAATTAGCCCCAGTTCATGAATCAGTAGTCAATGATTTTCTATTAAAAGAATCTCAATGGTTCAATGTTGATCATGGTCAAATAGGTTATTTTATGACTGATGTTTTTGAAAATTACAAGGATTGGAAAGTAAAAGGTAAACGTCAAGGATATTTTAGTAGAACTAATTTTAGTTTTGAAAGTATGTGTACTCAACTAAACGAACACTTAGATAAATATGTTCCAGAATTACCTAAAAAAATAGAACTAAAACTTCCAAAATTAAAGAAAATCGAACTACCTAAAAGAGAAAAAATAAATGGATAATTTAAGCACGTGTAATAGATGTGGTGGGGATGCTTGCTACATTCAAGAAGTAAATCAAGATATTAAAAATTATCAATGCATGGGGTGTGGTTTTATAACTAATTCCCTCATGAAACAAGGTTCTCAATTCTTTGAAGAACAAATGGAATTACTCCCCAACCTATATAAAGAATTAATGGGTGAAGATGATGAAGGTTTAGTTTGGATGCCTGCAACTATTAATTTACCTTCCCAAGGAATGGTATTTGCTAATGGTACTAATGCGGAAAATTGGAAATGGGCTGCTGTTCAATCTGTGCCTGTAAAGGAGGAAGAAAAAGAAAAATACCCAATTCCAGGCAAACCCGGAGAGTTCTATGAACAAAGAATGGATATGGAAACTCTTAAAGAATTTGATGAAAAAGATTTTATTGAAGCATTAGATTATATAGGAATCTTTAACAAACCTGAATGATGAAAATAAGTTATGCCATTACAGTTTGTAATGAATTTTTAGAGATACAACGTTTACTTAATTTTTTATTAGAAAATAAAAGAGATCAAGATGAAATTGTTATTGTATTTGATACTAAAAATGGTACTTCAACTATAGAAGAATACCTTAGAGCCAACTCAGTAAATGATACTAAATTTAGATGGTATCCTTTTCCATTTGATGGAGACTTCTCAGCGTTAAAAAATTATCTTACTAAAAATTGTGTTGGAGATTATATTTTTCAAATTGATGCTGATGAAGTTCCTAGTTTAGATTTAATGCAGTATTTACCAGCTATTTTAGAAGCAAATAGTGTTGATGCTTTAAGAGTACCTCGTGTGAATACTGTAGAAGGTTTAACTCAAGAACATATTCAAAAATGGAGATGGGCTGTTGATAGTAGAGGTAGAGTAAATTGGCCTGATCCCCAATGGCGAATTTATAAAAATAATGGTAAAATTCAATGGAAAAATAAAGTTCATGAAGTGTTAGATGGTTATGAAACTCATAGCATTTTACCATTAGAAGAAGAATTTGCTTTAGAACACCATAAAGATATTAAACGACAAGAAAAACAAAACAATTATTACGACACATTATGAGAAAATACTTACCAACCCTTAGCGAATTAGTAGATCGCTTATCAATTGCTCAACTTAAAGAAGTATTCATCCCAGAACATAAAGATGAATATGCTCAAGAAATTTCAGACATTGTTCATGATATTCAAATATTGTTAGATGAGCAAAATGGTAAAGTAACAGCTGAAACTATTCGTGCTATTGTTGTATTATCACAAATGAATCTTCATATATGGCACAACGAATCTAATTATCGTAAGGGTATTAAAGACGGTAATAACCTGGAATTAACGCATGGTTTAAATGGTATCCGTAACACAGCTAAAAACAAAATTCAAGAAGTTGTAGGTGGACGTAAAGATTATAAAATTGATTGTTTAGCTGCCGACTTTAAAGATTGGGAAATCTCATGGAAATAATTGAACGTACCCGAAATAGTACTAAACCTCATATTTCAATAATTTTACCTACTAGAAAAAGAGTAGAAATGTTAAATGAAACTCTTTATTCTATTTATTCTTTAGCTGATTTAAATAATTCTAATTTTGAAGTTATTGTTAAAATTGATTTTGATGACTATGAAACTTTAGATTATATTAAAAATTGGTCTAATGAATATGAAAATCTATATTTTATTGTAAGTTCTAGAAAAAAAGGATTTTTAAATTTAGTTGATTTTTTAGAAGACATGGTTGATTTAGCTAAAGGAAAATATATTTTAGTAGCTAATGATGACATGCTAGTAAAAACTCAAAATTGGAACACTATTTTAGAATCTCTTTTAACTGAGTTTAAAATTTATTTCCCTTATGTAAATGGATACAGAGAATCATTTTGGTGTATACCTAAAGAATTATATACTATTTTAGGACATATAGCACCTCATAATCAAAGTGATACTTATTTAAATT